AACTTCTGCACTTGCTAGTGCAGCATCAGCAGGAATACAGGGTGCTGACCTTGAGGATGCTCTAAAGGCAGGATTAATTAGTGGCGGCTTAACCTACGCTGGTGATGCTATTTCAGGATTACGCGAAGGAGGACAAGCAGGCGCTATAGACCCTAGTGCTCCAGAGTTAACTTTTGACCCTAGAGACCCTACTGTCCCTAATAATATCATAGACATAGCAGGTGATCCTTCAGCTTTTGAAGGTATTGACATTGGGGCTTTTACTCCTGAAGTTGCTCAAAGCATTACTGACATTCAATATCGTGCATTAGATGATGTTATTAATAGACTAGGCGGTGGTGCAGAAGGCTCTAATTTACTAAACAGAATGACTAATGAGCAACTGGCTAACAATTTACGTGCTGCCGGTGACATTGAAGGTCTAAATGCTTTAGGGTTAGGAGGAGCAAGAACTACAGGGTTTTTTCCTTCGTTTACTGATTTACGTCAAGATTTGTTACAAGAATACATAACATCTACTGGCCCTACATTTGCGCCGGATGTTATTGGAGGAAGAACTACTGATAATTTACTAATTGATAGACCTCCTGCTGTAAGGGAGTATCAAATAGAAGATTTAATTACTGAACCTGAACGTATTACAGAACGTCCTATTAGACCAACACAAATGCCCGGAGGTGGTGGTGGAGCATCAGGTGGGGCAGCATCAGCACCAGCAACATCTGTAGTATCTCCTTCTGCCCCCAGCGCAACGGTAACACCTGTTGTACCGCAGCCTACATTTGCTGCACCGGGGTCAATTACTAGCTCTTTGTTCTCTAGCTTTGCCCCTGCATTAGCAGCAGCAGCAGTAGCTCCACAGCCTACAGTAGCTCCACCAATTACACCTGTAGCTACTACTGCCCCTACAAGCGAGCCTACGCCTCCTACGACTACACAACCTACGGACATTTTGGAGGACACTACTGCCGAAGACACTACTGCCCAGATGGAGGCAGAAGCTGAAGCAGCACGTTTAGCGGAAGAAGCTAGAAAAGCAGAAGAAGCTAGGGCCGCAGCAGAGGCTAAAGCAGCAGCAGAACAAGAAGCTATTGCTCAAGCAGAAGCTAGGGCAGACGCAGCGGAAGCTGCTAGGGCAGCAGCAGAAGCACAAGCAAAAGCAGATGCAGCAGCCGCAGAAGCTAGATACGGAGAAGCTGTAGCTGCCGGTGAAGCTCTTGGTGAAGCACAATATGGCGAAGGGCTAGGCACAGGTAGAGGCCAAGGCGCTGGTGCAGGCATAGGTGCAGGGCTGGGCTTAGGTCTTCTTGCTGGCATGGGTGGAGGCGCTGGAGGCACTGGAGGCTATACACCACCTGACTTTGAGGACTATCAGTTTAGAAAAACATATCAAGCCCCTGAGTTACTAGAGCTAGCGCCACAATACGAAAGCTATCAAGCCCCTACACTACAAGGGTTATTTAGAGGATTCATATGAGTACGCAATATCTAACAATAGTAAACGAGGTACTGCGTCGGCTTCGTGAAGAAGAAGTATCTACGATTACACAGAACACCTATAGTAAAATGGTAGGTGACTTTGTAAATGATGCTAAGAGAGTTGTAGAGGATTCACATGACTGGTCTGCACTACGCACAACTGTAGTTGTACCTACTGTTGAAAATACTACAGAATATAGCTTGACAAACGCTGGAGAACGTGTTAAAATATATAGTGCTATTAACGACACATCAAACTTTTTTATGCGCTATGAGTCACCTAACTGGTTTAACAACGCATATTATATCTCCGGTGAAGTCACAGGCACTCCAGACTCCTATACGTTCAGTGGCATAGACAGTAACGAGGACACTAAGATACGTGTGTACCCTAAGCCATCTGGAGTTTACTCTTTGCGCTTTGACCTTATTGCAAGAGAGAATGAACTAGTTAACGATACGGACACTACAGTACTGCCTAAGAATGCTATTGTACACAATGCTGTAGCACTACTGGCTAGAGAGCGTGGAGAGACAGGAGGCACTACTGCACAAGACTACTTCTTGATTGCAGATAAGCACTTGTCGGACGCTGTTGCGCTAGATGCTTATAAGAATCCTGAAGAATTTATCTACAGAGTACCCTAATGGCTCAGCAAAGAGAACATATATACATTGCTGCGCCGGGGTTTAAGGGACTTAACACACAGGAGTCTCCTGTAGCTCAAGACGCTACATTTGCAGCTATTGCAGAGAATGTAGTAATAGATAAATTTGGACGTATTGGTGCTCGTAAAGGTCTAAAGAAGCTCACAAGCAGTGCTACGCCTTTGGGTTCTAGTGATGGTATAGAGGCTATCTTTGAGTACGTTAAAAGAGATGGAACTAAAATAGTCTTCTCTGCTGGTAACAACAAGATATTTACAGGGACTACTACATTAACTGAAGTAACACTACCCGGCGGCTACAGTATTACTGCTAACAATTGGAAGATTGTTAGTTTTAACAATGACATCTATTTCTTTCAGCGAGGTCACGCAGCATTAGTAAGCGTTGCGGGTAGCACAACACTTGTAGCGGTAGCAGACGGTGGTCATGCAGCACCAGCGGGTAACGAGGTACTGGCGGCTTTTGGTAGACTTTTTGTAGCGGATGTAGCAAGTAATAACTATACTTTATTTTTTTCTGACTTGCTAGATGGAGATGACTTTCATGGTGGGTCATCAGGATCACTAGACGTAACTACGGTATGGCCTACAGGTTACGATGAGATTGTAGCACTTAGGGAGTTTAATGACTTTTTAGTCATCTTTGGCAAGCGTAGTATTCTATTGTACTCTGGTGCAAGTTCACCATCTACAATGACATTAGCAGACACTATTACAGGTATAGGATGTATAGCTAGAGACAGTGTACAGTCTATAGGTACAGACTTGATATTTTTGTCTGACTCTGGTGTACGTAGCTTAGGCAGAGTAATACAGGAAAAGTCCAGTCCTATTGGAGACATTTCTGTAAATGTCAGAGACACATTGATGACTGCTGTATCGGTAGAAACAGGCAACATCAAGTCAGTCTACAGTGAAGAAGACGCTTTTTATCTTCTTATTTTGCCTGAAGTTAATAATCTTGTGTTCTGTTTTGATATGCGAGGCAAGCTAGAAAACGGAGCAAATAGAGCAACTACATGGCCCTTTACTGGCATACTGTGCGCTACAACTACAGATGACAATGAAGTATACTTTGGTAGCTCTAAGGGCATTAGTGAGTACGAAGGTTTCCTAGACGATACCTCTACTTACACAATGAAGTACTTTACTAATGCACTTTCTTTTGGTGACGCTAGTAAACTAAAGATACTAAAAGAAATTACATTTACTATTGTAGGTGGACAAGCTACAAAGCTATTATTAAACTGGGGTTACGACTACACAGAAGGGTACACAAAACAACTGTTGACAGTAGATGATGCGTCTATTGCAGAGTATGGTATTTCTGAGTACAACGTAGCAACCTCGCAGTACAACGCATCTATTATTGTAAATAAAGCAACCACTAAAACAACTGGGTCAGGGCGTGTAGTCACCATTGGTTTAGAGGCTACAATTAACGACAAACAATTCTCAATACAAGATGTGAACATAGAAGCACTTATAGGTAGATCAATTTAATGAGTAACTACACAAAAACTACAAACTTTGCGGCTAAAGATTCCCTGCCTTCAGGTAATGCTGCAAAGATCGTAAAAGGTACTGAGATTGATACAGAGTTTAATAACATTGAAACTGCATCAGCTACTAAAGCAGACTCTAATAACTCTACGTTAACAGGTACTACTGCATTTGAAACACTGTCAGATGGCTCTATCTCTATCACTGCCTTTGTCGATGAAGACAACATGGCATCCGACAGTGCAACACTACTGCCTACACAACAGTCAGTCAAAGCATATGTAGACTCTCAGGTAACTGCACAGGACTTAGACTTCCAAGCAGATACTGGTGGTGCCCTGAGTATTGACTTAGACTCAGAGACACTTACGTTTACTGGCGGCACTGGTGTAGACACTAGCGGCTCTGGTAACGCTGTTACGTTTGCTATTGACAGCACTGTAGCAACTCTCACAGGCTCTCAGACGCTCTCTAACAAGACTTTATCTACCCCTGTGGTATCGGGTAACTTAACTACTGATGGCCTTATAGATGGACGTGACGTAGCTACAGACGGTACTAAACTGGATGGTATTGAATCAGGAGCTACTGCTGACCAGACTGCTGCTGAAATTAAGACTGCTTATGAGTCCAATGCAGATACTAATGCCTTTACTGATGCTGACCATAGCAAACTTGACGGCATAGAAGCCAGTGCAGATGTAACAGACACAGCTAACGTAACTGCTGCTGGTGCTCTGATGGACAGTGAGCTAACCAGTGAAGCCTCAGTCAAAGCAATGAACCAAGGTGTTGCTACTACTGATAGTCCTACGTTTGCTGGTGTTACTGCACCTATTACAGGCAATGTCACAGGTAATCTTACGGGTAATGTGACTGGCAATGTTACTGGTAATCTAACTGGCGATGTTACAGGTGATGTTACAGGTAACGTAACTGGTAACTTAACAGGCTCTGTACTTACTGCTGCACAGACTAGCATTACAAGCGTTGGTACTTTAGGTAGCTTAACAGTTTCTGGTGACGTAACAGTAGACACTAACAGCTTAAAAGTAGACTCTACTAACAATCGTGTAGGTATTCTTAACGCATCTCCTGATGTAACTTTAGATATTGGTTCCGCTACTGATTCCATTCATATTCCTGTGGGTACTACAGCACAGAGACCCGGTAGTCCTGCTGCTGGTTACTTTAGATACAATAGTACACTATCACAGTTTGAAGGCTACACAGATGCTTGGGGAGCCATTGGTGGCGGTGGTGGATCTAACCTAGTTGTAGATACCATGACAGGTGATGGTAGTGATACTACGCTTACCTTGAGCAATGATCCGCTTAACGAAAATAATACTCAAGTGTACATTGATGGTGTCTATCAGAACAAAGATACCTATAGTGTCTCTGGCACTACTTTAACATTCTCTACTGCACCTCCTAGTGGTTCTGCTGTAGAAGCTATGACTATCCAGCCTACTGCTGTAAATGTACCTGCTGATGCTAGTGTTACATCTGCAAAGCTGTCTGGTGATCTTGTGACTCCCGGTGCTTTAGACGTTACGGGTAATGTGACTGCTGATGGGTTGACTGTACAGACTACTAATGGGCTGAACGCGCTTCTTGAAAGCACGACCAGCTATCAATACTTGCAATTTAAAAACTCAGCAGAAACAAACAATTTCATAGGCTTCGTAAGCGATGATTTTGTAGTAACGCCAGCTAACAATCAAAAACTCATAGTGACGGCGGAAGGCAGCGTCGGGATTGGCACTAGCAGCTTAACTGAAAAGCTGGAAGTCAACGGTTCTATAAACGCTACAAATCAATCCGCCAATTTTGCTACAGGAGCATACAGATTTTTTGCTGATATAGTTGATGCGAGCAAAATTGCAAGAATTGGAACCGCTAGTGGAGCAAACACTCCTTCAGGTACTCAAGGTGAATTAACATTTTATGTAAACAACACAGAACGCATGCGCATCGACGCAAGCGGCAATGTAGGCATAGGCGTTACATCAGTAGATGCAAAATTAAAAGTACAAGCCGCTTCTGGAAATACAACTTTTAATTGTTTTAACGCAGGATCAGGCTCACAAACATATATTGCTTTTAATGTTAGCGGCGGCGGTACTTCAACAGGATCAATCACGACAAATGGCTCAACAACAGCTTACAACACCTCTTCAGACTACCGCTTAAAAGAAAATGTAGTAGCTATGACAGGCGCTACAGAACGTCTCAAGCAACTCAACCCTTCACGCTTTAATTTTATTGCTGACGCTGACGTTACTGTTGATGGCTTCTTAGCACATGAAGTACAAGACATTGTACCAGAGGCAATCACAGGCACTAAGGACGCTGTAGATGATGATGGAAATGCAGTGTATCAAGGCATTGACCAAAGCAAACTTGTGCCGCTTCTAGTAGCAACAATTCAAGAACTTGAAGCACGAATAACAGAACTGGAGAATAACTAATGGCTTTAACAAAAGTATCCAGAGGACTCCTGAGTACAAGCATTGTAGACAATGGCAATGCCACGGCGATTACTATTGATGCTAATGAGAATGTTGGTATTGGTACTAGCAGTCCTAATAACACCCTAAGTATTTTAGGAAGCGTTAACCAACTAGACATTGAAACAAGTACTACAGGCGTAACAATAGAAAGCATTGACCGCTCAGATGTAGCCGCACAATCAGACTTATCCTTTTATGCTAGAAATGGTGAGCATAAGTTCTTTGGTTCTGCTTATACAGAACGCATGCGCATCGACTCAAGCGGCCACCTTATTCTTAAAAAGAACCTTGTCCTAGAAAGTACAAGCGAAGGAATTGATTTTAGTGGTGTAGGAGCTTCCGCACAAACGCTAGACGATTATGAGGAGGGGAG